CAGTACAATTATAAAGTGATTGATTATTCGCCGTTTGGGTATGTGCCGCAAGGAAACGATAATGCCGTTTGGCTGGCCCCGGAACTTGCTTGTATAGTGGAATCAATGCCGACCGAAAAAGAGGGCTTCCGGCAGCCTGTTTTCAAAGGTATTCGAAATGATAAGTCAGCAATAGAATGTCAGGTGTAGGCGGGTAATGGTATTCCATTCCCGCCATTTTGTAGAGTGGCAAATATGTATTAATTAGTTTCCTGCACCATTATCCTGGGATAAGGCTGGTACTATTACTATCATATCCTCGTAAATTGCAACTTCTAAAACTTGACCTTTTTGGAATACTGTGTGAGACAAGCACACATCATTGAGATTAATGGACATGCCATTATAATTGATTAAATTGATGGCTTTTAGATTATTTAAATTGTTCATGTGGCTTTCCTTCCTGCCACCCTACCTTCATATCTTATCATGCTGCTGACAGATTGCAAAGCGCTTTTTAAGATGAAAGCTATTTATTCGCCAGTGTGTCGTTATATTTTTATTGCCATATTATGTATATATGATAAACTTACATTATAATGCAAATACTTTTATTCTTAGAAAGGAGAAAGAGATGAAAAGACTAAGGTTATTTATTGCAATCATGGTTGCTACTGCTACAATGAGCATTACTGCCTTTGCTGGTCAATGGAAACAGGACAATATAGGTTGGTGGTATCAGAATGATGACGGAAGCTATGCGGCTAATTTAATAAAACAAATCGATGGACCGTGGTATTATTTTGATAGTACCGGATATATGAAAACAGGCAGCTATCATCTGTTAGACGGTTGGTATAGTTTTAGAGAAGATGGGAGCTGCTCAAATCCTATTAGTCAAACAGATGGTACTCCAGTAGGTGCCCCAGGTGAAGGGTGGGTAAAATATAGTGGCAACATTTCCTCTGCTACGCAAGAGATTTCTGACGGAAGGGTGGTTTATTACAACAATATGTATTGGGCCTCACCAGACTATGTAAATAACTTAAAAGACCTTGCAGAAAGAGATATAGTAACAAGGGAAACAACTAATTCACTAACTCCAGGTGCGATAATAGATTTTAGCAAATAATAATTAGGCGGGCCCGGAAAATACCGGATACCCGCCTATATGCTTTACTCTGCCAGTACCATACTGATCCGGTGTATAGTCACCGGATCTGTAGAAATACCTCAATTATCATATTCTCCAACACAGCCGCTAAAAAACTTGTTCTTAACAGAATTGAACATATTGTAATACTTTCCGTCAATTTCTACCTTGACGTTTCCGTCCGTGTAATAGGTCGCACTGATTTCTCCCTTAACTCCTCGCTCAAGTAACGCAGTTTGTAATAAAGTAGACATTTTTTCTATTTTGGTTTTGTCTGTTTCGATTTCAAGATTTTTGTTGCAATAGTCCGTATAATCTATTTTCATATAGGCGTCCTCCTTGTTTTGTTGTCTTAAGCTTACAAGGAGATTCTAGCACGTAATAACGAAACAAACAATCGACATTGTCACTAGATTACGGGATATTTTATTGTTCAATTTGTCACGCAATTACTATATGTAGATTGGAATTTGAAAACGTGATATGATTCAGGGTAAGAGGTGGCGAATATGTTAAAATATGATAAGGTATTAAAACTTCTGGAAGATGCAGGATATAATACGTACAAAATGAAAAAAACAAAGTTACTATCTCAGAGTACATACCAAAAGCTCAAAGACGGTACAACAAATTTAGACGGAAAATCCATTGACCGCCTATGCAAAGAATTTAATTGTCAACCTGGTGACCTCATGGAGTGGGTCCCAGATGAAGGAAAGTAAAGAACCGCGACTTTTTAGTGTCACGGTTCTTGTTTTTTATCCCTGTGTGGGCTTAGATATTATCATTCTCATCAATCAACCAAATCTCTTGAGCGCCGTTATCTCTGGTATGCCAGCAGGCACCTTCCAGAGGCCCATCTTTCGTGCTATCAAGGAAATACCAATCTCCTGATCCATCGTCAGGATCACAGACTTTCCCGTCCCAGTGATGCCATCCAGTGACCATATATCCATCTCTGTTAAACAGGTAGTAATGATGATTGATAATGCACCACTTATTAGCTGGGTAACTGCCGTCTGCTCTACGATACCAGTAGCCTTTCTGATCTTTTACCCAGCCCGGTTTATCATCTTCAACATAGTCGATATAACAAAACCCTTTTACAGTAGCGTCATTCCACGGCCTTGTCTTGATCTTAACCTGTCCACCATTACGATCAGATAGATTCGATGATGTATTACCCTCAAGACAATCCCACCACTTCTGTCCATTTTGGGAGTATATCCGAATTACTCTGCCAGCGTGGGAAAAGTCAAAAATAACCACAGCTCCAAGTTGAGGAGTCATGCCTACTTTACCAGCCTTTTTAAAGGCATTGTAGATGGAAAAACAGCTATACCCTACATAGGTACTAGGTGTCATATTCCAGTGCTGTAAGGCAACATCTTTGCCGTACTCATAGCCTTCTAATGCAAATTGCATTGTGCAACACCAGGGTTGTCCCTGACAGCCCATCAGTCCCCAATTATTAACATCACGTGAATATTTTGTGTAGTTGTTGCTGCCCTTATTAGCTGTCTTAGAATCCAACTGAGCGTTGGTTTCCTTTTCAATATACCCTTCTTCCCCTACCCCTCTGCTGATTAATCCTTTTAAAGATCCCATATGTACCTCCAATTGAAAAAGGCCCAGGATTCGCCCAGGCCCTAAAAGTTGTGATGTTACAACAGAATCATGTGTTATCCGGTAGCTCATCCGTATACTGCGAGAGAAACTTTTTAATAATCTCCCACAGACGCTTCACGGGCAGACCACACAGCGTCATGTTTTTAAGTATGCTTACCAGTTCATAGGCTATGTACAGGAGTCCGAAGAACTCGGCCACACCAATACCAGCAACCGGCAGATAAGCCCGGATCGCCTCCGGAATAAAACCAATCAGATTAAGGTGCACGATCTGATCAAGTACTAGAAGAAACGCAAGAGAAGCCACCATGGAGATCTTCCTGATCGCTCCGTCAATTCCAAAACAGCTATTAAATACATGCTCTTTTATTGACCTGATGCAACCAAAACACGTATCCATGACAACTCCTAATATAACCAGTTTAATAATAGGGCTTCCCCATGCCAGGGCAAGTAATTCCATAATTTTATCCACTTCCATTTCCCTCACGCTTTCTTATATTCATTCCCGGTTATATCCAGGTATTCTTTTTCGGTGATCCAACGTTCCACGGCATTCCACACCATTCCAACGGACCACAAACCTGCTTTGTAAAAATCTTTTACCTTATCATAATTTTTGCTCATTGTGTTATACCTCCTCTACGTCAATACCGGACATCATGGAAAGATACGCTACCTGTGCATTTAAACCGACAATCTGTTTACTTTGTCTATTCATTTCGTCCTGCATTGTTGGAAGCCTGTACTCAACAATGACAACGGCATCCAAAACTTCTACATTGCTATATATGGGTTTTCCATCTTCTACGCCCGTCTGTCTCTGCTCAATCCCCACGGGGAAATCTGAACGCAATGTCATTTTGCCAGTGTATACCAGATTATCTTTTCTCCATTCCTCTACACCGTTCATATCATACTTGATTATGATACCGCTAGAAGTCAATGCCTTGTGAATATCATTAATCGTGTGTGATCCAATGATGATTGCAACCGTAGCTGTATCCCCCGGACGATCCAAGCCACAGCTCCCCGCCGCAATATCCAGTGTTGTATCGCTTATTTTGATTTTTTCATGATTCATCTAAAATCCTCCTCTATGAATTAGTTATATAAGTTGCAGTAAATACTAAATGCGCACCACTAGCAACATTGCTTGGCATCCTAAGACGCAGACGTGAAGTACCACCATCAACAAAACAATCTCCAAATATATTATTACTGACAACCACGGATACACCGATAGGCACAGGGAAGCCATCAACGGCATAATCCGTCCCCTGAGTGAGGGATGCCGTTGTGACAACTTCGATGCTTATAGTTACCATGGCTGGTCCTATCATGTTACCATGCCTGACATAGCCGCCTTTGATTGTTCCCCAGGTACAAGATAAGCCAGAAGAAATCTGGCCCGAAATCTGTGTGCCGTTACCATACGTAAACGATCCACAGTTTACTTGTGAGTAAGGTGTAACTGCCGAAATCAAGTTTGAAATTATGCCTACATGAGAACCTGTAACTGAATAAACCCCAACAGCAAGCCCACTACCAGTTATTGAGGCAATATATACCTGTGACATATTTCCTGCAAATACACCCGTATCACTATTCCCTGTTACTGTTGTTACTCCAGATAAATATAATGTACTGTTGCGAGTTGCAACAATGGATGCTTTTGCTGCGGTAGTAAGTTGATCTATTACATATCCAGTTGTTGTAAGGTTTGTCTGTGCCCATATATTCAATGTAGCAGTATCTTGCACTAGCAGATATCGGGCGGTAAGATTATGTAAAACAGAATCAGAAGAATTAATAATAACGTGTGAACCACTTACTATAAGACCATGAATAACCACATTTCCAGATAAATACACCATGATACGCCCTGTGCCAGAATAGAATCCGGATATATAAACATCCTCATCATACGTTCCACCTGCAACGTAAATCGAGGCTGTGTGAGCACCCAAAGCTTTAGGCAATGTGTTAATTGCTTTTTGAATGGTCTTATATGGTTTTGCATTTGTTCCATCGCCCGTGGTATCTGATCCGGTTGTTGCCACATAGTAGGTTACATCGGCTTCAAGAGGTTTGATGTTTTTCAGGAACGTTAGTACTTTGCCTAAAAACCGCTTAATAGTCTCCCCCGCAGCCGGCATCGGAAATTTTGTTTCAAAGGGTTCCAGGGTGTTTACCACGGTTTCTGAGATATCACCGCTAGTGGCGGTAACTTTTGTGATCATTGTTGCATCAATAATATCTGCGTTGTCATTGAAATCTGAAATACTTATGTATTCGCTTGTTTCTGGCTTTTTAAGCCCTAAATTAGGTGTTGTCTGCATTTATATATTCACCGTCCTTATTTGCTCCCATGTGTAAGCTCCTGCCTGTTCCCAAGTTAAAGCGTTTACGTTGCCCCATGTGTTGTAAACATATTCATACGTTACCGCAAGATGAGCGGGTTTGATTTCTTCAATTGTCAGTTTAAGATCAGTTAGATTTCTAGGAATCCCAAGAGTACCAACAAATTTAATAGTAAACCGGCTGTTATGATTGTCCTCTATGACCTCTACTTCACCATTTGAATAACTTATTGCGGTATCAATAATCATCTGCTTTGTGGTGGTACCAGCTCCTGCAATCTTAGCCTTAATTCTCTCTCTTCGAAATGTATCAGACTTTGAAATATCAACTTCTAGTCCGTAAATTTTTTCATACCGTGATAGCATGGAACTGGCAGTACTAACAAAGCATTGAGAAACAGTTTTGCTAAGTCCGGTATCAAGTTTTTCAGTTTCAGCAGATAAAATAGACTGCAATCTGATCATGGTTTCATTTACATCATAATACCCCGGTAGCAGTGCCATTAAGTCCATGTCATAACACCTCCGTCAATGTAACGGTTCCCTTTACGGGAATTTCTTTACTGCCTATCGTCACATTTCCAGTACCAGAATTAATCGTAAGGCTATTGTAATCCTCTACCCCAACTGTATCTAATAAAAGACCACCTAACTTAGCATAGCTAATACTGTATGTTGTAAATACGGTATCTGACAAGAAACTCTCTAACGCTGCATTAAAGGCCATTTTTACTTCATCAATGGTTTTACTGCCATCAAGGATTAAAGACGCTGTAACGCTGATTTGTTTCGCTGTGGGACTTGCTACAGTGACAGTTGCACCAATGGGGCGTACCGTTTCAATGTATTCCGCTACAATCTCTGGGAGGCCGCCCACTATTGCCTTATTGTCGTCAACTACAAGTACTGTTACAGTTCCGGGGCCTGAATCAAGTGGAAATACTTTGGCATCTCCTACCCCCGGCACCTCAAGCGCCCATTGTTTATATTGATATGCATTACCGGAAGTCGCAGGCATACGCACTTTGTTGTACAGCCTTGCTCTCAACGCATCATCTGTTTCTTTATCTGTGCCTGCCGTCAACACGTCACCTAGCGTAGCCGAAACGCCTGTAACATTAGAAATGGGAGATAAAGCACCAGAATACTGATTTCCTATGGTTCCTGCAGTATTACATTTTGCCTTGTATTGGTTGGTTGTTATCAGTTCCGTTATGGTATACGTAAGTTCATTAATTCCCCATACAGTTCCAATAGATATTGCTGTGCTGGTAGTAACCTGTCTGATGGCCGCTGTGGCCTCTTTCCGTGTTAAACCAAAATCGGATACAGCAGTGTCTAAATACTTCCCAACCGCCGTATCCGCAAATACCAATTCAATAAAATTATCAAGCTGAAATTGCTGCTGTGCCAGAAAGTAAGCGCATGGAGCCAAAGCATCATAAATGATACTTCCCTCCCTTTTGTCAACATTACTTGGCACTTTATCCAGCATGCCTTGTAATATTTCTTCATAGGTCTGGCTCATATCTGCACCTCCGTTTCTATTGCTACTGCTCCGTACTTGCTGGTTACTGTAAAACTGCAAACGCATGAGTCACCTAAAAAAGTAAAGGCGAATTGATCTACATCAGTAATTCTGCTGTCTCGGAGTAATGCCTCCTGAATCATACGCTTTAGTTCCGCCCTTACATAAGGCCTTTCCTGTCCTATCAGCTCTTTCCATGCAATACCATAATCAAAGCTATAAATGGGGTACTCATATTGCTCAGTTGATAGGAGCTTGTGTATGGCCTGTTTTAATGCCTCCAGATCGTCCACAAAGCCTTCCACCTTATCAGCTGACACTTTATATGTCATACTCTCATAAGTGCGTTCTTGAAGCTTTAAATCTGTTGTCAACTCTGCCATGATTAGCCTCCTGTAATGATCTGATAAGGTTTACCGATTATCTCCAATATGTAATACTCTCGACCACCGTCATTCCGTAATAGCATTACTTTATCGCCCGTTACCAATTTGCTTACCATGTTACCTTTAACCATGCTCATTGGTAACGGCAGCTGATTGTTTATTACTATGGTAGTACCGTCATAGGTTCCTATCATAGTGGCGGCTATTTTTCGATTATTGATATAATTATCAATTATGATTTTTATCTGGTTGAATAATTCTTTTGCTCCATTACTATCAGCCACCTACATGCACCTCCATCATTTTGCTTCTTCCAGCATAACTTCAACTGACATTTTATGTATAGGGATAAAGTCATGAGTAACCTTTCTAATAATTAATCTCCGGTTCAGTTCAATATCTGCAATACTACCGTATATGCTATTACCAGCCCTAACACGTAAGTCACCCAAGCACTCTAGTTTTAAAGTCTCTTTCTCTTTATTATAAAACTTCAAAAGATTATTGGCCCTTTCTTGAGCTTTGGCAGCATTATCAATTCCAGAAGCGGTTGTTTCAAAATACTGTAACAGTCCGTACTTATTTACTGATTCTTGATCTACCGCTGCGCCCACATCAAGCTTTCCAGTTTTTTCATCCTTCCAACCAACTTTAATGCGATTATAAAAATCTTCATCAATAGATTTTTCCCAACTATACCCAGTACACAGGCTATCATCACCCAGTACTAGGGGGAGTTGCAAATTTCGCATATTCCATAGACATACAAGCCCATATTCGTCACGCAAACAATATTCATCATGTGCGGATGAACCAATTAATGTATCGGATATTGCCTGATTCACCTCATCAAGCCATGTCTTGTCAGTATCAGCAATGGTTGCAAGGATATATCCCGGATCTTCTAATGTTCCAGTCTTAAGTGATAAAAATGTGCACATGTTTTGAACCAGGTTCTTAAGAGTGCCATTTTCAAGCACAATAATTTCTTTAGCTTTAGTATAGCGCAACTGGTCATAGGCCTTTACTTTGATTATTCCAGTCTCATCACCGGATACCTTAAATACTGACCCATAAAAGATACCGTCCAATTGATTATTGTCAGTCAAGCGCACAACATCACCATTTTGCGCAGTAAAGCCATCGCCAATATAAGAAAACTCAAGGCTACTTGCTCCATCATTAAGTGCATCAGACCAGGATATCTCTGTACACGATGCGGAGATATCGTAAATTATATCTTGAGACTTTATTAACAACTCCATTTAAGGCCTCCGTTAAACCGGTATTACAAGAACTTGTCCAATAGAGATAACGTTTGGGTTTTTTATACCGGGATTGGCAGCTACTATCTTTGTGAAAAGTGCACCGTTGTCATAAAACTGCTTAGCAAGTGCCCATAAGGTATCTCCTTTGTTAACTGTATACGTTTTATTCTCCGTAACCGCAGGGTTTGTTTGTACTGTTGGAGCTTCTTCCTGTTTTATCGTGACGGTCGCAGTCGGCACAGCTATATATCGTTTTCCTGGGGCTTTATATTCCATCAAGGTAAGAGTGATATACTTGTCACCTTCTTCCCCAGCTTTTTCAACAGATTCCACACTTTTAACTAATACTTTGCGACTGATATCATCTGTGATTTCATTTGAAGCTATAAATTGAATGGGTGTCTTGTTTTTCTGTGCTTTACGAAACATTTTTTCGTAAAAATCTGCATCTCGAAACCTTCCGCTTGTTTCAACGTAATGATATTCTTGTCCAGGAAACTCAGCTTCAAAGCTATATGTTTCAAGTGAGCAATAAGAAGGCACAGAGACTTGCCCTGTGCCAATCACTTGATATGTCTCAATGTTTAATTCCCGGCTACGCTTGATTTCCTCCGGGTTTACAGGAAGCTTGTATTTTTTACCGCCATATTTAAAATAAATTGAATAAGACATCAATACACCCCTTCCGCTGCTGTCGCAATCTGATCTTTGAGGATATTTCCTATATGAGCAGCTACTCCGTCAGTATCAGCTTCTTTCGTGATTGGACCGCTAAACTCTACCTTGATACTAGGGGCAAGCGTATTACTGGCTATACGTGCCACAAAGTCACGCTCCGCGAGCTTTCTCAACCAGTTAATATCTTCTTGATTCTCTACCTTTACAGCTCCGCCCTTTCCAGTGCCCTTAATAGTTGCTGGATTCCCGGAAGTTGCAAACTTGCTAAAGTCAGGTGCATACTTAGAAAAATCAGGTGAAAGTCCACCAAGAAGTCCAGATATTCCGCTTTCAATTCCGGAACCAATCTTGTATCCCTTTGCAGCTGACTTTGTTATGTCCATAAGTTCCGGTTGCTTGACATACTCTTTCCAGCCAGTTTCATCTTTGATTTTGCTGGTTTTCTTCTCAATTCCGGCCTTTAGATTATCCAGACCAGATGTAATGTCAACAGTTACCCCAGGAATCTTATTAATTATATTTTCAATGGCCTTTGCCATGTTAAGTATGTAAGAAATACAGGTATTAGCCATATCCAAAAACAGCACCTTTACCGCGCCTACGGGATTATTAAACACATTCCCGATGAAATTTGCTACAAGAGCAAAGCCCACCTGGAAGGGATACAAAAAAGTGTTATAGATAACTGCGTACAGCACACCAAACGCAGCTCCGATCAATCCAGTTGCGCTTATGCTCGTGCCTGTAAAATGATTAACTGCAGCGATACCAGCATAAAGGACTGCAATTACAAGCCCAATACCGGCAGCTATCCAGAATACAGGACATGCAAGCATTGCAGAGTTCATCGCCCATTGCGTTGCCGTTGAAATTGCCTGATAAGTGGCATATATCATAAAAGCTGTTGCTATGCCTGTTACTATGGGAGCAATAGCAGACCAGTTATCACTTATAAAGTTGTAGACTCCTGATGCAGCATCAAGCAATGCATTACACGCATCGGCAGCCATGAAAATTGCTGCGGTTATTACATTAACCATCTGTTGTCCAGATTCCGAATTAAGCATTGCATTTAATTTTCCGAATACATTACCAAACGCTTGATTACCTGTGTTTTTAATTCGAGTCCATACATCAGAAAACGTTATTGGCATGGTTTTAAACTTTGTATTTATGTCATCAGCAGCAGCAAACATGGCCCCCTTGATGATATCTGCTGTGATTGCTCCTTTAGATGATAATTCTTTCAATTCGCCTTTACTTTTTCCCATATAGCTTGCTATAGCATTTGCAACCATTGGAGCATTTTCCATAACTGACCGGAATTCATCGCCTTGTAGCTTACCTGCCGCCATCGCTTGGGAAAGCTGGAGAAAGGCCGAATCCTGTTCTGACTTCCCGGCGCCGGATACCTTTAACGATTTCTGTAATAGCTCCGTGAACCCAATAGCCTCATCGTTTGATTTAAAGCTATCGCCTGCTAGAAGATTCATCTTTGCAACAGCAGAAGCCATATCGGTATATGATCCCCTGGCTCTATCGGCTGCCGCAAATATCTTATTCTGCAATTCAAGCTGTGTCTGTGATTCATCGTTAATCATTTTTAGCCGGGCTGCTGTGTTGGTATACGAATCGGTCAAGTCCATGCCCTTTTTTGCAGATGCAAGAGTTACAACGGCCCCAACCAGTTTCGATAGACCACTGCTGGCTACGGAAGCGGAGGCTCCTGTATTTCTTAGACTATCATTGAATTTATCTGTGTTATTACTGGCTTTCAATACGCTGCCAGTAGCTTTATCTGTACCACTAACAATTTTATTGATTGTTGAGCTGTACCCGTCAAATAGCTTGAACATTGCTTTTAATGTAGCCATGATCCGCCTCCTTACTTGTTATGTTTTGCGTATTCTCTTCTATCGGCTTCGACTTTCAGCTGTATACTGGCATAAGTAAACGCTCTTTCTTTTTCTCCCATTGGGTCAAAGGCCCCGCATATTCCACAAAGAACACCAGGCCTAATTTGAAATTTGTGCAGGGCGTAATACGCATAGTTAAACTCTGAGTCGCCCTGCTTTATCAGTTTTTTACTTCTTCGATGTCGTTATCAAGGTCCTTGTCCAATCCAGACAAATTCTGAACCTCTTCCCCTAGCTTTGTAAATTCCCCGATTAACAACATTTTCTTAAGCAATTTCGCACTACCAAGAACACCATACGCACTCTGTAATTCAGAATCATTGAGATCAGGTGAAACAACGGCAGTCGCCACAAGTTCATGGTTATACCCAATCTGATCAAATGTTTCCTCCCCACTCTTTTTATCTTTCCTCCGATATTTCCTCAGAATTTCTTCGTTTTCTTCCTGAGTGACAGGCCTAATAACGAACGGAACCGGCTTACCATCTTCTACAAATCTATCTGAAATAACAACTTCTTTGTTTTCAACTTTAATAGGGTTTAAAAATGCTTTTAAGCTACTCATATTTGATATTTCCTTTCTACAAAAAAGAGAGTGAAATCAATCACTCTCTTACCTCATGTTCTCAGGCAATACATACCTTTCAAGATCGTCCAGATCATCAAAAGTAAAATCTGTATCTGTGGTATTCAGATCCTCGCTTCCGTCCTCCAGGCAAGCCACGGGCACCTTGGAAAGTATACAATTCCTCATAACGACTGTACGCTTCCCGATCGTAGATGCCGGGTCCTCATTGGTCACCTGAATACTTATCTGCGGAACTCCGCCATTTTTAATGTACTGCTGATATACCGCCAGGGCTGCAGGGCTTACATTGTAAATAGTCATACTTCCTTTACCCTCTGCCCCAACAACTTTATGCTGCTTCATACGGTGTCCTAACAACTTTTTAGCTATGACGGTAAATTCGATATCTGCTTCAATTTTTGAAAGCTCGAAGAAATACCGATTTTGTCCGTCTGTCGTAATAAAAGCGCTTCCCTCACTTCCTGTCACGAGGTCCGCTATTTTTGTATATGCTCCCATATCTTACCTCCTTATGACAAATTAACAGTAATGTAGATCTTTTCTACACTGTCTACTGGCTGAATGTTCGCAGTGACAAGTACTGCGTCAATGACGGTTCCTGCTTCAACCTTAATATCATCTGATTCAAAATTCTGGATTGCTCCCATATTCTGTAGAGTAGTAAAGTAATCCACAAGGGCCGATTTCAAAAGTAACCTACCATCTGCATTGTTATTTACTTTTCCAACATAGGACGCTTCGAAAATAGACGTTATATCATTTCGAATCCCATCAATGGTACGAATAACTCGGTTTTTCTTGAACATATCGCCCTTTTCCGGCGCAGTAGTGGTCAGGGAGTTAATGTCATAGACCACTGTTACATTCTGCGCAGAGTCTACCTTGAAAATAAACTTCCCGGCGGTTATGGCCGCCTCCATTTCAGACCTGGTCATTCTTGGTGAAACATCGATCATGCCTGTAACGGTTTTACCTGTGTTAGATGTTGTAATACCGGCCCCTGCCGTAGCGCCACCTACCCATGCGGTTGCTTCTGCCGCCGTGAGGCTTTCTGTGGCCGATGGCTTTAAGCCCTGTGGCACGTTGATAATGGCCTCGTTATCTGCAATATGGTTAGCAAGGACCGCCGTACACCATACACCTTCGTCATCCCTCATAGCCTTGATCCATGCTGCAATTGCTGCCTTTTCCGCGGTTTTTTCGGTGTCATATGGATACACCAGGGTATCAAACTTTTCTGTCCTGAGCGTGGATAAAGCTGTTGCTATATCGTCAGCATCATGCGCAGCCGGTAGCTTATATAACTTGACCGTCTTGGCGTTCTGTAATGCCAAATTAACCAGTTTCTTATCCGCAGCAGTGGCATTGTCTGGATAAGCCTGTTCTGTGGCTGTAATGGTGTAAATAGAGCCATCAGTTCCTACGCTTAACTCCTGCAAGATAACCACCGTACCACGATCCCCGGGCGTAATCGATAACGGCTCATTAGTAGCCACATTGATATACGCACCGGGTAAAATCTTATTCTGTGATGTCCATGTTCCCGCCATGTCAATCCTCCTTTAAATTTGTATTGGTTTCCAGCTCTTGCATAGGCGTTTCATCTGTTATGTAAGCTTCTGTGTAGTCTACTGTGAACTGGAAGTGCAAAACATCATCGGTTACTTTAAATGACCGATCCTTCACATAAAAAGAACCCTCCAGAACATGAAAATGCCTGGAAAGTTCCTCTTGCATCTGAATGCATTCGGTTTTATATTTTGTTCGATCCCCATCGGGGAAATACTGCAAATCAAATTGAGCTGTTATCCGCTGTTTATCGTTAATTGACCGCGCAGGAGTAAAATCGATCAACTCAACGAAAAAAGACGGGGTTATGAAATTTTGCGGTATGTTATCCCGATAAACCTTAATTCCTGGAACGACTACCTTACACTCAGCCTTAATTCCGTTGTGTACGTCATTTATCATACTTCATGTCAATCCTTTCGATTTCTGCCTTGAACAGGGCGACCATACGCTTGTTTACGTAGCTGACGGTTTTTTCCAGTTCATGAGTTCCCTTTACAAAACCCTTTGTTGGCCCGCCTATTTTTGTAACAATCCGGTGTCCATCATTCCAATAAGAGGCATAGTCCGCAGTGTTTGTCAATTCCGCCTGGGTTCCATCAGTTGCTTTGACTGTTGGGGTTTTACGCCACGATTCACGTAAAAAACCTCCGGTTCGCTGATTACTTACCTTAAAGCTCACAACAGTGCCAGCTTCTTTCCCGTTCTTTACTGTGAATGTAACTGGATTCGGGTGTAAGCCTACGGGGGTATTTTTCTTAATTCGAGCTAATCCATCGTTTACCGCACGAGTCATAATTTTTCTGTCAATGTCTTTAATTTCTCCCAACTCTGCCATAAGATCCTTACGAAACTTATCAATCATAGCCTTATTATTACGGTAATTACTGCTACTCATGCCTTTCCGTCCTTCTCGATCTTGCACTGCCATTGGAAGCGGTACGGGTGGCATTCCCCAAGCTTAACGGTAACTGGATCACCTTTTCGCAAAGTGATAACCACCTTATCTCCAAGCTTCATGTCATGTTCAATACCGCAAAAAAGTTGCGCTGTGCTTACAATTACCGGGACACCGTTATCCGCTGTGGTCTGCGAGGAAATGCTATAGCGGCACTTAGCACCTTCTATCACCTTGGATTCCTGATTAGTCTCGAATCCGTCCTCGTCCTCTCCAGATATATACCGGTATACGTCCATTGCTGCATCATACATTCGCTCATATGGATTATACATACCCTCTCAGCCTCCTGTATTGCCGTAGGGCTGCCTTGTCACTGTCAGACAGCCAATATATACCCTCTTTGCCATTTGCGCCGCTTGTGACGTATGCAATAGTTCCATCGCCCTCTTTGATGCTTGAGATATCTTGTGAAAATCCGGTACCATTGGATTCCTCATAATCCATGATCCCCTTGACCTTTCCACGAATGATCCGTTCCAATGCATCAGGGATTCTCTCCGTATTAATATTACAGTACTCGCAGACAAGCAGGATGACATCGGAGATGGTCAGGTCCTGCTTGTCGTCCTCTATTTTAAGATTCTGCTTTACTTTGGTGATCATCTCCGATTCAGTCATGCGGTCCTCCTTATTCTGTGGCGATAATTCCTGCGGTTCTTAAACTGCCAAGGAGCGCGTTGTACTCGGCAGCCGTAGGGGCCGCTCCGGCTGCATTTGCTACCGCCGCTCCCTGCTTGATACCGTCCTCCGGTGTTTTACCGTCAAGATATTCAAGTGCTTCCCGGACTTTCGGTGCTATCCCTCGTTCATCAAAGTTATATTTCATGGTTTACCTCCTTACGCTGTGGTTAAGCCGGTAATGGAGCCGTGCATAAATGCCGGGCCATGGTCAAGACCAAACTGGCCGAAAATCTGTCCCTCTTCTGAGGCTCCGGTTTTTGCCAACGCCTCGTAGAAGAAATTACCCTTTTCAGGTACCGGCTGGAATACAGGGGCTAATACGCTCATTTCAGCAGCAAGTACAGTGTCCTGCGGCATAAAACGGTCAAGAGAGATGCCAATATTACCAAAATCAGTCTCGATCTGCTTAATATTGGTACCGCCCAAGTTTCTATCCGTTGGGGCATAGGAATAGAGGTCAGTGATAATCTGCTTCTGGTAGCTATTTACCCAGATCACCATGTTGCTAAAAATAGCTCCGGCATCATACATGGCCTTAAGAAGAGCCTGCATATTTAACTTAGCAAGCTTCTTGCTACCAGCAGCTACAGTAGTGCCATTCGCACAAAGTTCGAGCAAGCCCCTTGTCTTGTTAGCTACGCTGGCACTCGTTGATTTCTGATATACACCGTTGATAAGCGTGTATTCAATATCTCTTGCAATCTTTTCTAACGCGCGTGCAGCCTGCCAGTCTCTTTCTGTTGACTGTACATTGTTCTGCTGTCCGGCTGTGTTGAGCCCACTCATGCGTCCCTTGTTGCTTTCTTTTACATAAGATACTGATACCTTTTCGTGGAAGATCTGCGTCACATTGGTGTTCTGATCCCTTACGATTCCGATTGCCGCAGGTGCGGTGAGTGATGCGGTTTCAGTAATTCCAGGCTGGGAGGCTGTCGGTAAGCTATACTGTGAGTCGGTTGTAAATTCAAAGTTTTCCGTCTGTACTCCACCTGTCAAACCACCGATAGCACTTAAAATAGGTGTATTGAGAGCATCAGCGGTAAAAAGATCCCCTGCATAATTTGGTAAATTCCATGTTGTTGCTGTTCCTGTAATATTTGGCATGTATTATTCCTCGCTTTCTGCCTGTGAAAGGCTAAACAATTCATTCTTAGCGGCGATTCTTTCCGCCAATCTTGTGGAAGGATCTGCAATCAGTTTTTCAAGCTGCACCTTTCTGTCACCGTCTGGCTCTGATCCCGGTGTTTTCTTCCCGTTGTTCGCCGGGGTTCTACCGGATACCGCAGGATTAAACAGTTCTTTGTATGTATCCCGGACACCCTTAAGCTGCTCGGACAGCCCGGACACGCTACCGTCCTCTGCCAGAATCAGCTTAGACCGGTCAATCTTATCTGCCACAAGTTCGGGGTACTTACAATCTGTAAGCTGGTCCTTAATAGTACTGGTAAGCTTCATGTCCTTGATCCGCCCTTCGTAATCTGTCTTGGTCTGCTTGTTTGTTTCCTCAAGCTCTGCAATCTTCGTCTGGAGGGCTTCACTATCCTTGGCAGCATCTTTTATATCCTTGAGTTGCTTATCCCGGTCCTTAACCTGACCTTCCAAGTCTGCCTTTGCCGTATTTACCTCGTCAAATCTACTTTTTGGTATGTATCCCTTAATAGACTCATTCCATGCATCTACAGCAATTTGGGCCTGCTCATCTGTCAAACCTTTTGCAATTAAATCCTCTTTCTTCATACTTTGGTTACTCCTTTCGATTCATCTTCACTTGTTGTCCCGGTCGTGTCCGGTGATGTCTCCCTCTTTTTCGCCGGGGATACCAAAAAAGGCGATAAAAATAACACCCAGGGGATTCCTGCGTGTTTATGTCATATTGTCAGTAGGTAGCTTCACCCCGCGACCCATAGGGAGATAATTAGATCACCTCCTAATGTGATGATGCAATCTGTAGAAGAATAGCCAAAAAAGCGCACCATAGGAATTTTAATTGATCTTTCTTAAACACATAATAGCCAGCATTTAGCACAAATGCAAAAATGACCAATTTCGAAAACGTCATCGTTACCATTCTATCTCCTTCCTATTCATAGCTTTCACATACTCCATTAACGTGTTTTTTTCTCACCGCTCCTTTGGTACCATCTGCAAAATTAAATTCGATGAAGTAATTCTCATTGATTATATCGTCTTGTAATATGTGCAGCATTGCATCATAGCTCATATCCACATCGAGATAGCAACCACCAGAGCAATAAATATTAATCACTTGTTTCTGCCTCCAAGTATTCCTTTTTCCAGGCCGCATACGTCATACTCGCTGGAACCTTGATGTTTTTTCCGTCCTTATCCCTCGCGATTCTCGTCATGCCAGCCGTGGGCGTATCTTCGTAATATGGTGCGTCTGTGCAGCGGCACAAAGCATGCATAGGGGCCATATTCACGCCAGTAACCGCATCTTCGGCATCAAATACTTTCCCGTCCAACGGCCTGCATATCTCGCATGTACGGCTGTCCAGAGTGGCTATATATTCATACTTGTCTACATCGTCCTCTTTGTATACATCATGCGTAGCCTGGGACATTATGAAACTAGCCTCTGTATGTAATAAGCGATAGGCTTCCCACTGGCTCCGCCCGAACTTTTTAGCAAACCCTTTCGATAATGTACTAGGGTGTTTGCCCTGTATCATCATTGTGGTCATGGATTCCATAAGCTGCTGTTGTAGGTATGCTTTCTGCTTCCATAGCCGTGTTGAGAACTTAGCCCCATCAAAAGGATAATTGATATAGGTGTCAATCAATGATGGGGATATCTGTGCAAATTCTTTGTGAAATCCAGTGTACTGATCGATGTTGTACCATGTCTGATAGTAGGAGCCTTTATAAACCTGTTCCAACGTCAGAGAGCCGTTATACTCATAATCAACCGCATACAACTGTTGCAAGACAGCGTCAATCTGCTTTTCTAATGCCTCATATCGGGTAACTCTCGCCTTGATGGACATATTCTCCACTTGAAGGTTGTATTTACCCATGTTAGCCTTGACTTTGTCTATATAGTCCTTAAGCTCTCCGATTTCAGCCTTTGACAGCAGTTTCCGGGCCTTTGCATACGTTACTCCATTTTCATCTGCATACCGCAGGTAAAACATATCTATGGCTTGATGGATTTCCTTCTTGGCCTGGGTAAACGACTTTTCTAAATCCTTGTAATATTGATTAATAATCTTTTCCCCGGCCTTATACCGGCTTATCTGCCTATCTTCCCAATAAGGCATTATGTATCATCTCCTTCAAGGCCCGGGGCTCCATTTTCGGAGAGCATATCTGTAACAGTCTTTTCACGTTCTTCACGCTCTTTCTCCTGCTCTTCCATACGCTTCTTTTCTTCTTTAACGCTCTTTGTCCATGGGTGGTTTTCCATAATGGTTTCATCTGATATAATTCCAACGCTGTTCTGGCAGTCAGTAATAGCCTGTGATTCGTTAATGGCAATATCACGGTTAAAGGTTATATCAATCTCTTTTTCGAAATAACTGCCTTTTCCCGTCAACTCCAAGTATCTATTTACAAACCAAAATAACTGTTCAAGTCCTTCTTTAAATGCATTTTCCATACGATTGCACTTAAGATCAAGTCCGGAATAAATAAACTTTAAGGCAATTCCGGAAGGGCTGTTTCCCAACTTATCACTGTTCTTATCTACTCCCTGACCGAAATCGTATATATCCTTTTTTAGTGCCTCAAAATCCTCTTTTAAAGCAGTTATATCTAGACTGGAGTTAATTGCTTCCACTCCAGCACTCTCATCAGCATCTATGGATATTGCGCGGAAGTAATTAAGGTCACGCATAAACTGCCCTAAATCTTCGCCCCCATATCCCTTAAGTGCGAAGATCGTGGAACTAACCTCATCAAATATATTAGCTACATTTGACCGCGACTTATCATAAGCATCAATTAGGCTCTTTATAAACTTTAGGTCAGATAATTCGTAATCATTGTTTTTAAATGGGATAAACGGAACCTTTTCCCATACATTAGGGGTGCCGCCTGCAACAAAGTGTTCAATGATTTCTCCATCTTCCGATACTGCATTTAGGTATCGCTCGGAATCAAGTTTTAAATCCCACCCTTCACCCTCTGAATCAGATATGTAGTACGCCACGCCATCAGGCAGCCACAGCTCAACCCTTGTAATAGTTTTCTGCTCCTTACCTTCGATCATTTCGAGATCATAGAAATAGATGAAGCCATCAAGCTCCTCATGGTCATTGTCATGCCAGAGGGGTATACCCTGCTCAGGTGGAATGATCATCGTTTTAAAGGCTCCGTCCTCATTTATGTATGGGTGAAGCCAGCTTATACCCCCATTAGACGATTTTACTCCAAGTTTCATAAGCCGCTTTTCCTGAAACATTTTACCAATGGTGTCTTGCACCAGTTTTAGATAATCATCTGCGCCCTTGCAGGCGAGAGTATATTGCTTTGATAGCAGATAATTCACCTTATCCTCAATCAATACGTGCATGAAGCCATGAGCACGTTTATTATTGGGTTTTGCCTTGTCCTCTATCTTCTCGATAGCTCCTGTGCCTTTGTTTTCCTGGTACCGGTACATCTTTCGCGACATTATCTCAGGGTTGTCTACCCGGTAGTACGCTTCTCCATCAAGCATCATTGCGCGCTCTTTTGATTTTATAAATTCGTCCATGTACAGCCGGCACAACTCCATGTTGCTCAACCGGTTAATATTGGGATCAAATAATATGTCCATGTATTCCACCTCACTTTAATATCTTCAAGCCACCGCCCTTAAGGTCAGAGACCTCGTAATCATCTAATCCGTACCATATAGCTGACAGTGTATGCGGATCAATATTAAACTCGTCCTCTATAATTTCTCCATCTTTATCAACCGCAAAAGTAAGGTCCTGCAGCTCGTCAATAATATGCTGGCACTTGTCAGAACAAACGATATGCATAAACCTCTTTACTTTTTTTGTATATACTTTTCTGGATCCCTGAAACTTTTTACATGGTTTAATGCGGAATCCCTGTTGCTTGTAATACCTTATTGCTTTTGGCTCCGCACAATCGGCTTTAATCAGTATATCGAGCCATTTGGCTATATCATTTGCAATCTCTGGATCTGTCTTGTCTCTGGAATAGTATTCATCGTACAGGTACAATATCCTGTTGTCATGGTCTATCATCATACGCACCAGGGCATTGTATGAGGTCACAAACCCAAAGTCCATACCGTTCTTTTCAATCGGATTCCTAATCAACTTAATAGCCGACTTTACATCTTCATCTGGCAACGTCATGAATTGAGGGAATACCAACCGCCCATTAACACCAAAGCGGCCCTTCCTGGCAATCCGGTATAAGTCGGGATCGTGTTGCTTTAATTCATCAAGCTGCTCCACGTATTCTTGCGGCACAAAATAATTATCGTCAACGGTACTATGGTGGTAATATGTATTTCCAACTACAACAATCCGCTTCTTATATAACTCTTCATCGTCCAGTACTTTAAAGCCTGTTGTTTTATCTTGGAAGAAGTGTTTATACACCCAATTGCTTTTACTTACCGGGTTTGTAGATAAGATAATATGGTTGCTCAGTTCCGGGTGACGCAAGCGGCCTAGTATCTCTTTAAACCCTGCATACTTAACCTCGGAACACTCCTCGATCCAGACAATTGAAACTCCGTTCAGGGATTTAAGCTTCGCAGGCTTATCCATGCCTTTGAATATAATCCGGCTCCCGTTGCTAAAACGCACCTGCATCGGGGAAGTGGTAAATGTTATGTAATCACTCACACCCATGGATTCAGATACTTCCATCAGTAGGTCAAGGCAGGAATCACGAATTGTATCAAATACCTCTCGTACCACCAGGGCCTTGCGTTTTTCCTCCAGAAGCTTTTTTATCAACTTTGCGGCTACATGATAGCTTTTTGAGCTGCCATATCCTCCAACAGTCAAGTATATCTTGTGGTCCCAATCATCTACAAAATCAAAGAAATGATCATTAAGCGCAAATTCTACGCGCTTTAAATCAACCACGCTTATCACCGGCCTTTACAAATGTAATCTGGATAGGTTTATCATCATTGCTCTCTATTTTGGCTTTAATCGCTGCAATCTTGGCCCGCTGTTCCTCCGTTGCCATGTCCATATGCTCTGTCAGCCAGTCAAGGGCTTTTAATTGGTCAGACAGTTTAATGCTTGCTCCGTCCTTACCCTGTTTTACTTCCCGGATAATTGAACCATCTACCTCTGAACTCTCTTTGAACTTAACTGTATTCACTATCTTAGTAAGCGGCTTATCTGTTTCTTTATCCATCACCGGCCCAAACGGTCCCATGACCGGTACTTCTTCTTGCCCGAATGACAGGTAATCCGTGATATCAGAAAACGCTATGTCCATGTACTTCTGGAAGATATCCTCCGGTTTCAGGAGAGCCTTGGAGTAGGCCATTTCCTTTAGCTTCATGATTTCTTCTCGCACCTTATCATTTGTAAGCATTCTGGCTCCGTTTGTGCTTGCTGATATGTAATCACAACCATATGCTTTCTGGTATGACTTCGTAGCATTGAATGACTTGCTGTAATGAATACAAAAAAGCCGTTGCTTATCGGTCAAGTCCTCATTACTCATTACAGACTCAACCTCTTTCGCTACCGCTTCTCTCTCTGCCTTATTTTGTTGTGCTTTCTTTGTTGTACAACGTTGCTTCGATTGTTGTACATCGTTCCATTTATCCCGACTCTTCCATACAGCAATTATCTTTTCATCTTCATTCAGCATGGAGGCAATCTCTCGGTTCGTGATATCTCCGCCATGCTCCTTATATATATCAAAGGCTTTATCTCTATTTGGGCTCCTTACCCTTGCCAAGTCTTACCACCTCACTTGTGTTTGTTTTTGTATTAAAAAAGAGACGGGATTGACCGCCTCTGTGGAAATTAATCTATTATATTTTTCGTTCCGCACTCAGGGCATTTTATAGATTCGTCCCAAGTTAAATATTCCCCTTCCTTCACAGAGACTGCCTCGGGAAGCCCTCCATCACTCAATTTATGTTTCGTACCTTGAACATAATTCATTACCTTACCACAATTACTACATACAACAGTCCCCTTTTTCATGCTACTTTTCCTCCCATTTCGTTTTCTTCCATCATACACCATAATTTAAAAAAAGAAAACACCCATCGACCAAATTTCGACAGGCGCTTCCCTAGGAGGTGTATTATGATGAAGCTGAATCAGCGCTCCCGGATTCGAACCAGGGTTTCCAGTCAGGGGGATTACTGTTGTTCTGCCACTGAACTATGCGCCGATATGCCGGAATCAGACCGGCACGTCCTTATTAATTAAAGTCTGTTAAGGGTAAGTCAGACTTGCGGTCTCGCCGCTTGCAACGCAAGAATCATAAGGGGTTGTATTATTTCACTGGTTCCAGTTTACATTATATAATATCCGAATCGAAAAATCCGAACAAACCGAACAAAGTTTCTTTATTTTACATGTACTGGATAGCATAATAAATTACATATATCCAGCCAAGGATACCATGCACTATAGCCCACCAGATTGAATGCCACGTTGTCCATGAGATTGTAATGGCTAGGGCACAGCCGAATCCTATCCCTGCATTTGCTGAACTCGAATGTCTGCTCATATTCCCTCTTTCTCCGGCACTTGGTTGCCGGCTGCTTAATCATATCATTTCATCATATTCTATGAATCGTTTATACTCCATTCTCACGCTATCGCCAGTAGCATTTCTCCCGATCCTCGTTGCCACATCTTCCCAAGATTCACCCTCAAACAATCTATATTTGATAATCCTTTGCATTCTCGCCGGGATCCGGTTAATGTATATTTCAACCTTTCTTCTGGTTTCACCTGTTGTCCTAGCTCTCTCTGCAAGGATATCTTCGTCTTGTCTAAGCCTTGAATCATCTTCTGGCGAATACACAATCCCAGCGACATGAAAGCTCTTAGCTGCATAGGGAAACTCCTGCATGGACCCCTTAACTGAATCCTGTAGTACTGTTCCTTTACGACGTTGCAGCTTTGCGATCTCCTTCACTGTTTCGTCATATAGCTCCTTGGCATCTATGTAATCATTCAGTGCTGCAATGATCTCAGCCTTTTCCATGCGCTTTCCTCCCCAACATCAAAGGTAATGCCCTAACCGTGAAATTCCAATCGTTCTCAATCCTTTCCACTTCTTTCTTGTATTCCAATTCCTCCGGTATGAAGGTATATCTCTTTTTATATTTTGATTTCTGTGTCGCATATCCTGATACCTTGTTTTTTGGTATCCCTATCACCATTTCCGCAACCTCTGGTGTATAACTCCCTATCCTCTCGCCCTCATCGTAGA